GGGAAAACCTCGAGCTCTCAAACGTGCGGCAACACTCGAGCTCGAGGCCCATCACCTCAAGGACACTCGAGGTAGGAGTAAAACTTTAACAAACCCAAAAAGAAAAAACCATGACCACACACACACAAGAACACGACCAGGAAGACGAGCGTGACCCGCAACACTTAATCCGAGGAGGCGCGATCAAGGACGGCCCCGTCCGGATGACCCCGGAGGAGCTCCGCGAGACTCGTAAACGTCTCGGTGTCTCGATCCGCTCGCTCGCTCGCCTCCTGGGCTTGAGTGACCACATGCTGATCTGGCATTGGGAGCGAGGGAACCAGCGTATCCCGTTGTATATTTCTTTGCTCATCCGCTTGGTTGGGATCCTGAAGGGAACCCGTCTTGGCGAGCGGATGGGACTCTAACAAGAGATTATTGAACTTTCTGAGTGACTCATACGCTGGCACTCGATCAGCGTGACATTCTCTCAGGATCCGGTCCACCTGGCCTTGAACGCTCGGATCCGCGTGACGATAGGCCGACCACCAGAACTGCGAAATCCTCGAAACTTGCCGGCGGTATTCTACCAGCGTGACTCCTTCAACGTCCGGGGCTCCCATTTCTTCCAGCTGCTCGACGAGGCTTGACGGGCTCGGCCAATGGCTAGTCCTCATCAAGCATCGGTCGGATGCCTGAAGGATTCTTTCCGGTGAGTGCTCCTCCAAGAGCGAGGATAGGATCGAAGACCAGGTCTCGCTCATCTCCGGCGTGACCGGCATCGGCTTCGTCCTGACCGAGTTGAACTTCTTCAGAATTTTTTTCGTGAGCTCGTTCGCTCTGGCCTGGATATTGGAATGTTCTTTCTCTACTTGCATGTTGTGCTCTACCTTGTGTGTGTGTGTTAGAGTTAGTTAGGTTTAGTTTAGTTAGGGAATAGGTAGTGCTAGGTAGTGCTCTACCTTCTTCTAAAGTCCCCCCAAAAAATGGCTGGGTTGACAGCTTGTATTGATTCGGTGATCCCTGCTTGGCTTTGACCTGGATCCAATCAAACTTTTCAAGATTTTTTAAACACGTTTTAATCGAGCTCTGTGACTTAAAACCGGCTCTCAGGCATAAACCCTTCAATGATGGTTTTGCGATCGATGTCTTCGGATTTGAGAACGAATAAAGCGCGATCAAAACAATCCTTTCGGAGTAACCTAGTCGCTTGTCGTAAAATATCTCAGCTGGGATCCGGATGTCTTTTTTCATTCTAATGGTATGTTTTATTTGGTTTGTGATATTTGCCTTCTATCCAAGTTTTTTCTACATGAACATTTGGTCTATTTGCCAGGCTTTTAACCATTTTGACTCGAAACTGAAAATGACCAGCGACCCATTCGCCGTTGTCTTCATACCACGGAACAATAGAGTTTGGGTTCATCGGTGATTTGTGAAAGTTAGCAAGATCAGCCATGAGAAACTCTCTATGTTTCTGCGTGAGCAAGTGGTCAACGATGATCCTGCAATCTTCGTCGCTAATCGGGCTTTTGTAATTTTTCTTCAAGTTTATCTCCAAAATTTGACATATTTGTTTCCCCGTATTTTTCTTCCAGGAGTTCTTTTCTTTTTGTAATTTCTGATGCTTCTGAGTGCCTCGACGGATAATCCGAGATAGGCTGCTTCTTCGTCTTCGTCATCGATCTTAGACCAGCATCTTGAGCAGAGTCTCATTTCAATGACTTTGGTTTCACATCAACAATTTTAGAAATACATTCTTCATGGACTGTCTCTTTTCTATGAATTGCATTTCTTTTTAATCCATGACCAAAAGCGTGAACAATGCTGTCCACTTGATAGGTATCATCAATCTCGTACCAAACTGTTCTAACAATAGTTTGTTGAGTTTTTACCCAACGGGTTTTAGGTTTTCTAGAAATTGCAGTAGCTGTAATGGTTCCAGTTGTTGCATTCATTCCATCTCCTTAATGGCTACCTCGCAGTAACCTTTGTCTTTGTTTCTATAGTCGTAAATCTTCTCTGCATTGATCGCGTGGACTTGAACGTCATCTTCCCAGATAATTCGAGAAAAGCAGTCCAGGAGCACTTTCTGGATGTTGTCCAGGTCTCGGCCTCGACGATCCGGAGGATACGCCTTGATGCTGCATTCAAGCTTGGTTGGTTTTGGGAATAACGGAAGATCTCTGACATCCAGCTGCAAAAGCAGATGTTTTTTCATGTGAGCCTTGTATTCCTTCCCCTCGGTCGATACGACCATGCGATTATTCCAGGCTCGCCAGTATCGGTTGATCGAAGGAGGCCAGGGACAATCGATCGTGATCTCCCAAGGTACGGCATGATTCCATTTCATCTTTTCCACCAGATATTATTGAACTCAAACCTGGCGCACTCTGAAATCATTCTGTAATGATCATCAAATGATTTGAACAGATCTTGATTGATCGACAAATTGAAGATGATTCGATATTCCTGCCCGTCATAAAAACAGGGATGCTCAAACAGCATTA